CCTCTTCCGCGACAGTTACAGTAACGGAATATATTACCGATCCCATGCGTTCGCAGGTAATCCTTATGGGTCCGACTTCGGCGACTGCGTATTTGTCCTGAATATCATCTTCTCTTACTCCAGCATTGTTGAGGTAGGTTTTCGCAGCAGCGATGAAAGATGACAGGAGCGAGTCTTGCTCGCTCCCGTCGATTCGCAAATATTGTTTTACTGCATCTAACATTTTTATTCTTCATCTTCCTTGAGTACTGCAAGCCGGAAGGCGGAGTTGAGTAGCCGATGCTGGTCGAACCAACCGGTCAATACCCAGATGTAATTGCCTTTCTCGACATCCTTGTCGGCATCGTAGACCAGATCGCCGTCATAGTTAAGCCGGCAATAGCCGAAGTCGCCGACAATCGGGACCGTGGCGCTGTCGCAGAAGATGACCGGCTTGCCAATGATCTGCTCAGGCTGTACCCGATAGAGATCCATGCTATTGTTGGAGAGAGTCTTGAGCATGGTTACATAGTCAGCATACCGCATGACCACCTTGGCGTTCTCACGGAAGTCCTCGTGCAGATCGGCAATAGCATTAGTAATTGCTTCGTAATAATCTTCGCCTTCTACTGTGCCAATTACATAATCGCCAGAGGATTGTTGGTAGAAGCTCATATGCTCCTCGCCAGTACCTGGGTTATCAGTCAAGGAAACCTTCTTTTCCTTCGCGGCCAAGCCAGAGCGCAAGGCGTTTTCAACATAGGTGACAAGATCAAGGTCGGAACCATGAATCACGGTATCGGAAATTTTAACTTTCACCTTGAATTTGAAGCGGCCGAATTGCACCTTGTCGCCGGTTGCCAAGATTTCTTTTGCAACTACATCATCGTTGATAAATCCGTCGTCATTATTGTCGAGAGAGAAGGCGATTTTCGGGACTTCCAACCCCGTAATATTGCTTACACGGATAATCTCCCGCAATGGGTTGGTGACAAACGGCTCATGGACGAGTTCATTGCTCAAAGTGGTCGGCAAAAGATTTTCGCCGCCGGTGGAACCGCCCGCTGGAATCGCTTTCAGCACCGCCCGCACATCGTCAGGGATTTCTCTCTTTAAGATAGCCGCCCGGTAGAAGGCTGCTTTAGCCGCGATGATGCGTTCTTTTTCGTCTCGTGCTGCAGCAACTTTATTTTCGTTCTGGAATTTTTTCCGCGCTTCGGCTTCCTGCCGGTCGTGTTCTTCTTTAATCAGGTCGTACCGTTTCTGCAGGTTGGCTTTGGTTTTCTCTAGCTCATTGATTTCTTCGATGTCTACTGATGGATTTGCCGCCTTTTTCGTGATGTCCTCGGCCACTTTCTGGAGCTGCGCCCCAACCATCGCCAAATTTTGTTTGAGTTCATAAAGATCATTCATTTAAAGTTCCTCCATTTCTTTTTTGATTTTGTTTACTAGGTTTTGGGTTTCCTCTATAATAGCCTGCCTTTCAGCCACAGATAGACCTTTTGGGCCCTCCACGCGCTTTTCGAGCAGGTATTTAGGGACGTTTTTATAGACCGCCATTATCTCAGGGTCAATGCAGGCGGCCACTTCTTTGGCTTCGATGATTTCATCAACAAAACCATAATCGTAGGCTTCCTGGGCCGTCATCCAGGTCTCGGCATCCAAAAGTTCGACGAGTTTTTCTTCGGCGATTTTATCGCCGATATGAGACATGTAAGCCTCAATCATGCCGACCTGGATTTTGTCAAGGACTTCGGCCTCTTTACGCAATTCATTAGCATTGCCAATCGTGATAGTCCATGGGTTGTGAATCATAAATGTTGCGTTTTTGGGCATATATACCCTATCCCCGGCCATCGCAACAAAGGAGGCGGCACTTGCCGCTAGTCCGTCAATGTAAACGTTCTTTTTGGCCTTGTGCCTCTTTAAGATGCTATAGATTGCCTGAGCTTGGAACACCGAACCTCCGCCGGAGTTAATATAAATATTAAGCGTGTCAATGTCGCCTAATTCATCAAGCTCTTTTTTAAAGTTCGTTGCTGTTACATCCGGATCGTCATCATCCAATTTGTATGAGACGATATAACCATAAATAAAAACATCCCCGGTTTTCTCCGTGGACGCTTTTACTTCCCAGAAGGGCTTTTTGTTCGTGCTTTCGAGATTAAAAGGGATAGGTTTCATGGCGCAACCGCTCCTTTCGGTAAAGGTATAGGTGTATCAATCGGTTCTATGTCTTTTGATCTATAGAGTTTGTCACCGCCTTCCATCGGCGGCAGGTCCTCCAGTGCACGGATCTCATTCGGGGTCAGCCACATCGAACGGACGCCCTTGAAGTAATACTCTGCTTGGTCCTTGGTATTTCCGCGGAGTAAGGCTTTAAGGTTGAATTTCCAATATAAGCCCCTTCGCCGTTCCTCGGGCGTCAGCAATTTCCGGTTGAACTCCTTTTCATACTGGACGACGTTAACCCCGAGAGTGCCTTGGACAAATTCAAGGGCAAGTTGCTCCATGCTATTGTAATTGACCCCTTGAGTTTCGCCAAGCATATAAGCCGGCAAATTAAAAACTGATGCAACCCTGGTCCGGGTGATTTTTTCCGCCTCAAAAACCTTCGTATCGAGAAACTCACGTTTAATCGGATCAATCTTAACGCCCAACTCTTGGATTAAGACGCCGCCATTTTCGCTGTAAAACTTCCTGAAATTCTCGTATATTTCTTTTTTCTTTTCATCGCTAACATTTGCCGCAAGTTGCAGGATGAATGACGCTTTGACCGCGCTGTCCATCATATCCAGGCTAAGCTGCTTAATCTTGCCTTCAAAGTCAACGGTATTCCGCAGGACGTCAATGGGGCTAATCCCCCGGTAGCCGTAGCCGTGGATATGTTTGACGTGGACAACATCCATGTTATGGACATAATAAATCCCATTATCGCCTTGTATTTCGTACCAAAGCTCTTTTGTTGTGGTTTCAATAACTTCTGTGACTCTGCTTGGGTCTAAAATCCACAAAGCCCTGACCTGATAACGCGAATCATAGTCCTTGATCGCATAAGCGTTCCCTGTGGTGTTTCTAAGAACTTCCATGGTCCTCAGAAATTCAAAGGCATTCATGTTTGGATTTGGGCTATAAGTCAAGAGTTCGGCAATTGGGTGGTCCGTTACTTGATTAAAATTCTTATCCAGCAGCTTCAGCGGCAGCGATGCCAGGGAATTTGAGAGCCTAGATATTGCCGCGAAGATGGTTTCGTTGGTGGCCAGGGTGTGGTTTGTCCGTTTGGCGAATATATTATAAGGCTCAAACCAGCGCGCAAAGTTCCCGTATGTTGTGGCCGCGGCCTGCTTTAAGGATTTGCCGTTAAAGAGTTTACCAAACCTGGCAAATTGCGCTTTGATTCTATCAAATAATTTATTCATGTGCTTCCTCCTTTCAGCAAATCCTTAACCGAGACAAACCCGACCCCGCCGCCGGATTCTTTGATTATTGTCATGAGCTTCATGGTTTCGGTATGGGCGGTGAGCCATGCAGAAAAGCCGTCGATTTTGCGGTAGCGACCTTGTTTTGTGGGCAACCAGTTGCCGTTTCGGTCCTCGACCAGCTTAACATTATTCAAATACCACCGAAAAAGCGGGTTATTATTGAAAACGACCCGCCCGTCGAGTAGCAATTGTTTAATGTCTTTCAACGCCGGACTTAAGGTCAATGCCCCTTGCCTAACGCATTTCGTCCATTCCTCGCCTCCATAGGCTTGCAGGTCTTGGGTGAGCCGGAAGGCATTGGCCGGGTCAAAGGTGATCAGGGATATTGCATATTTTTTAGCCTGCTCCAAATACCAGTCATAAATGAAGGTGTAATCGACATAATCGCCTTTACAGATGGTCAAATAACCTTCTTTTTGCCATGCTTCATATGGCAATTCCTCGTTTGCCAGCTTGACTTTTGCCATCGGAATCCAACTATGCGACAAAACAAAAACCCGGCCATCCGGCAACGGGAATTCCAGGCAAGCCGAGCTGAAGTCTTCGGTGTTTGATAGGTCATGGCCTCCAATGCATTGACAACCCTTGAGAAAATCAAGATCAAGGTAACCGTCATTACGTTTGATTACATCCCAGGAAATAAACGATTGTTCATCAGATTTAACGAATACGTTAAGTCGCTTGGTGATGAAGTCATTTCTTTCGGCTGGGATGTGTTTTCGGGTGTTCCATTCCTCGATCATATCCTCTAACTGGACTGAAATGCCGAGGTTAGGGTTAGCCTTTACCCATTTTGTGTAATCCTCTACATCATCCTCTTCATCAAGTTCGGCCATAAAATAGAAGGAACGCTCGTCGGTGATCGCACCTTTCAAAACGTCGGCGCCCTTTTCATATTCGTCCATCAATGGACCATCGAGGACGTAACCGGCGGTGGTGATATAGATAATCAGGGGCTGTTTTCGTGCCGCCGTGCTATTTTTTATGACGTTTATTAGCTTATAGTTCTTATATTCATGAATTTCATCGAATACTCCGAGGTGGCAGTTCAATCCATCCAGTTTCTCACTGTCCGATGCCTGCGGCTCAATTTTGGATTTTGTTGCGTCGTAATATATCGCA